AGTGGTACTAGTGGAACATTACAGCTAAATTGTAGTTTAAATACCCATGGCATTAAATTAGCATCACCAGCACATACTCATGGTCAAAATTATACATTAACATTTCCAACTACTGCACCATCAGCTAATACAGTTTTACAAACAGATGGCTCAGGTAATTTATCTTTTGCAAATAATATAACAATGGCACAAACTAGTGGAATTAATCTGACTAGTGCAAGTGAAGCTGATTTTTTAAATTTACCATCAGGCATAAAAAGAATACAAGTAATGTTTAATCAGGTTACTGGTGGTGATGCTCAAACTATAGTTCGACTTGGTAAAAGTGATGGTCTAGTTACATCAGGTTATACATCTGCAAGTTCATATGGAAGCTCACAGTTTCAAGATACAAGTGGATTTAATATTTATGGTAGTGGTGGTAGCAATACTATATCAGGCATAATGACAATAAATCTCTTTGATAACTCAAATATTTTTGTACAATCTCATTCTGCTAGATACAATTCAAGCAATAGTGTTTTTGGTGGTGGAAAAGTTGCATTAGGTGGTACTTTAGACAGATTAAGAGTTCAAGGAGCTTCAGGAGGTAATTTTGGTGGTGGTAATGTTAATATCTTTTATGAATTATAAGGTAATATTATGTCAAAAAAAATAATATATGATGCTTTAACAGATAAAAGAACTGTTCGAAATATGACAGATGCAGAACTAAAAGCTCGTGATGCTATAACCCCTGATAAAGATATAGAGTTAGCTAATTTAAGGTCACTTAGAAATAGTTTGTTATTGGAAACAGATTGGTGGGCATCATCAGATTTAACAATGACAGATGCACAGAAAAAGTATCGTCAAGATTTACGAGATATTACTAAG